ACTGCTAGAGGCGAAATAGAACGCATTGAACGCGATGGCTCAATAAACGTGCCTGATAGCGACTTTGTTATTAACGGTGAGCCTGATGACCCAGCCGCACTTATCCGCATCTATCAGCAAACAGATGAGGGCTATGAGCCAACAGACCGGCTAGTAGGTCACAAGTTCAGCACATTGACCAAAATCGCTAATTTGCGGTATATTGACGAAACAGGAGTGAACAAAATGGATCGTCATATTCAAAATATCGTGGAAACAGATGAGACTGTGACCATTACTTTCGGCAAAAGCGACGCTGATGCACAAGTTGAAACGCAAACAGCCGGATATGATCAAGAAAAGGAAGAGCGTTTCGACCGTTCTGCGCTGACATTTCGGGCGGCAGATGGCGAAATGGTCGATGAAGATGACCGGCGAGTTTCTATGAGCATATCAAGCGAAGAGCCTGTTGAGCGTTCTTTTGGCCTTGAAGTGCTAGAGCATAACGAGAAAGCAATAGATTTAAGCAGGGCAAATTCTGGCAACATGCCGTTGTTATTGGATCATGACCTGACTAAGCAAATTGGTATCGTTGAACGTACTTATCTTGATAAAGCAGACCGCAAGTTGCGTTCTGTTTTTCGCTTTGGAAAAAGCGCACTTGCAAGAGAAGTTTATGACGATGTCAAGGATGGTATCAGAAGCAACGTCAGCATCGGTTACCAAGTCAAAAATATGGAAGCAAAGAACGACAGAAGCGGGACGGTTTCTGTTAATTCGTGGGTTCCATACGAAGCTAGTATTGTTTCGGTTCCGGCAGATAATAATGTTGGGGTCAACCGCAGTGCTGAATTAGAAAAACCTGTCATTCAAGTAAAGGAACAAAAAATGACTGAAGTAAACACAGACGAAATCCGCGAAGCAGCCGCAGAAGCAGCCAAGCGCGATTTTCAAAAGAATGCTGGCGAAATTATTAAGCTGGCCCAAAAGCACAACCGTCGCGACTTAGCTGACCAAGCTATTGGCGATGGTCTTTCAGTTGCTCAATTCCGTGGCGTTTTATTAGACGCAATCGGCGAGGGTACACCTCTTGAGCAGTCAGTTGGCGCAGTTGATATGTCAGCCAAAGAAGAGCGTGACTATAGCTTTATGAAAGCTGTTCGCGGTCTAGTGAACGGTTCTGGCCTTAATGGTCTTGAGCGTGAAGTATCAGAAGAAATCGCAAAACGCGCTGGTCGTGAAGCTCGTGGCTTCTATGCACCAGATAGCTTCTGGACTGGCAAACGTGATTTAACTGCTGGCACAAATTCAGCCGGTGGTTTTTTAAAGCCAACTGAGCATCTTGGAAATGAGTTTGTTGACGCACTGCGTTCTCGTCTTGTTTTCTCTGAACTTGGCGCACGTTTCATGTCAGGTCTAAAAGGTGATGTTGCTATTCCAAAGCTGGCCTCTGGTGTAGCGGCTGGGTTCGTTGCTGAAAATGGCGCGACTTCTGAGGTTAATGCAACTTTTGCACAAATCACAATGTCACCTAAATCTTTGGGTGCATTCTCAGACGTTTCACGTTTGTTGATGATACAGTCAGACCCATCTGTTGAGCAGATTGTCCGTGATGACCTGCTAAACAGCATCGCACAGAAAATCGAAGATGTAGCTATTGAGGGTGGCGGTTCTAACGAGCCTACAGGCATCACTGGCACAACAGGTATCGGTTCTGTTGCTATCGGCACAAACGGCGGCGCTGTTGCGTGGGATGATATTGTAAATCTTGTCAAAGAAGTCGAAGTTGATAACGCGGCTATCAATGGCAACACACTTGCATATCTGACAAACCCGAAGGTTAAGTCACTTATGGCTTCAACTGCAAAGGTTAGCTCAACAGACAGCGTTATGTTGCTTGATGCGCCGTGGAATAGCTTATATGGCTATGATTTGGCAATTACAAACAACGTACCGTCTGACCTGACAAAAGGCACCGGCTCTGACTTGTCAGCGATGATTTTCGGTGATTTCTCACAGCTAATGATGGGCTTTTTCAGCACACCAGATATTCTTATTGACCCATATACAGGCGGCGCATCAGGCGCAGTTCGTATTCGTGTCATGCAAGAAATGGATATTGCTGTTCGTCACGCTCAATCATTCGCAGCGTGTCTCGATATTGACGCCTAATATCATTGAGAGGGGCGGCGTTTGTCGCCTCTCTTTTCACCAGTGAGGTCAAACATGAATATTAAATGCAAACGCGCTATGTTAGTAAACGGCAAGCATCAAGAAGCTGGTGACGTTATTGAAGTGCCGACACATATCGGCCTTGATTTGGTCAATATGGGTAAAGGTGAAGTTGTAGAAAAAAGCGCAACTGTCACTGACAGGGCAATCGGTCTGACAAAGAAATCAGCCGCATCACTTGTGAAACGGAACACAAAGAAAAAATGATTATTTATATTTTAAAAGATTGCATTGCTAATGGCGAAACATTGAAGGCTGGCAAGTCGCACGACATTGCGCCTAATATCGCACAGAAGTTGATTGCGCGGGGCTATGCAGAAGCAGGCACCGGTAAAGAAAAAGCAAAACCCGCAGAGCTAAAAGAAGATTATTAATGGCAGTAGAAAGCGCAGCAGATAGAGCGATATTTGTCGGTGTCGATGATTTCGGCGTTGCGGCAACATATACGCCATCGGGCGGGTCAGCTTCTACTGTAAACGGCGTCTTTGATAATGATTTTATCGAAATAGACGCTGGGGGCGGGATTGGGGTAGCTATGCAACAGCCGCGTTTTCATTGCCGCACTAGCGACGTTTCTAGTGCCTCTGAGGGCGATGCTATTACAATCAGCGGTGTCAGTTACATTATTCGCATTGTGCAAGATGATGGCACTGGAATGACTATTTTCGTATTGGAAAAACAATAGATGGCGCACGTTAGAAATCAAATACGCGATGCTATTGTGACCGCAGTGACCGGCCTTACCACGACCGGCACTAATATTTTTCGCAGTCGGGTCTTTCCGTTAGAAACAACAAAGCTGCCTGCATTGTGCGTTTTTACTAAATCTGAGGATGTTGAGTTTGACACGCTTCACATCCCACGCTCTATAAATCGAGTTCTTGATGTTGCTGTTGAAGCATACGTTACAGGCACAGCGAATTATGATAATACTTTAGACACGATTGCTGTAGAGGTCGAAGAGGCTTTAGCGGCAGACGTTACGCTTGGCGGCAAGTCAAAAGATTTGCAGGTTATAGCGTTTGAAGCTGATTATATCGGTGACGGTGAGCAAACCGTTGCTGTAGGTCGCTTCACAGTTCAAGTGCAATACCGCACTCTTGAAAATGATGTTGAAACCGCCGCTTAGAAAAGGAAATTTCAAATGGCTACTTTAATAGGAAAAGACGGTGTTGTGAAGCTGGGAAGCAATGCCATAGGTGAAATCCGGTCTTACAGCATTGAACAGACAATGGACGTTATCGAAGATAGCGTGATTGGCGATACAGACCGCACATACAACGCAGGTCTAAAGTCATTCTCTGGCTCAATGGATGTTTATTTTGATGATACAGATGCAGGTCAGCTTGATGTGCAGGTCGGTGATACAGGCACAATCTCTGTGCAGGTTGAAGGTGACACATCTGGCGACCACAAACTTTCTGGCTCAATCTTGGTAACAGGCCGCACAATCACAGCTTCTTTTGATGGTATGGTTGAGGCATCTGTGACTTTCCAAGGGTCAGGCGCACTTACTGAGGCGACCGTCTCTTAATGTCGCTGGGTAGTAAAATCGCTGAAAAGCGCAATAAACAGCGGCGCGAAATCGAAGTTCCAGAATGGGGTGACGATGCGCCGTTGTCTATTCATGTTTCTGCTATTACTGCGGGTGACATCGACAAACTGCAAAGAAAGCACAAAGACTTTCTGAATAATATGACGATTGCCGGAATGGTTGATTTGATTATTGCAAAAGCAGAGGATGCAGACGGTCAAAGGTTGTTCACGCTTGAAGATAAGTTCACGCTGATGGCTGAACCTGTAAATCTGATTGCAGAACTTGCTGGCAAGATGTTTGCTGATGTTGAAAGCATTGAGGAACAGGAAAAAAACTAAAGGGCGATGCGTTTCGGTTTAATGTTTTAGCCTTGGCGGATCGCTTACATAAAACGCAGTCAGAAATTGAAGAACTCTCATTATCAGAAATGAATGAATGGTTCGCATATTTTAAGGTGTTAGAAGATGGCAGACCAAAATCTTAAAATTCAATTATCTGCAATAGACAAAACGCAACGCGCATTCGGTGCGGTGCGTAGTGGCTTAAAGCGTGTTTCTGGCTCAATCTTAAACGTCAGAACTGCGCTGGGTGGACTTGCCGCAGCCGCTGGCATAAAGATGTTTGCGACCCAGATTGATGACCTTGCTAAAGCATCATCACGCCTTGGCATCACTGTGAATGAATTGCAGTCATTACAGTTTGCGGCATCTCAAACAGGCGCATCATCAGAAGAACTTGAAAAAGGTCTAACGCGTTTCAGCCGGTCAATCTCTGAGGCATCATCAGGCATCGGCACCGGCCTTAGAGCATTTGAAGCATTAGGCGTCACAGTAACCGATACCGCTGGCAATTTGCGACCGACTAATGAGCTTTTAAGCGAAGTTTCAGACCGTCTTGCTACAATAGAAAGCCCTGCCGACCGCGTTCGCATAGCGTTTGACTTGTTTGGGCGTTCTGGTGTTAATCTGGTCAATACGTTGCAGAATGGCTCTGGTGAATTAACAAAACTGCGCGGTGAGTTTAACGCCGTGACAATGGAGCTTACAGGCCCACAAGCAAAAGCCGTTGAAGAAGCAAATGACCGATTTGATAAGCTGGGTCGTATTTTAGGGTCTATCGGTCAACAGATAACATCAGTTTTATTGCCGGTTCTTGCAAAAGTTGGCGAGTTTATTGTTGTTAATATCCTTAAAGCGTTAAACGAAGCCACTAGGGGATTGCGTAACTTCCTAAATGCGATTGTTGAACTTGCTGATGAAGTCGGCATTCAAATGAATAAATTTACATTTGGCGAGGGGCTAAATGAAGAGCTAGACCGCATTATATTTAATTTAGAAAATGCCGGAAAAGCCAGTAAAGACGCAAATGGTGATTTAAAGGTTCTTGTGAATACTTCAAATGCCGTTGCTGGTGGGTTTGAACGCGTCAACAATATGGCGGCAAAGACTTTAGCAACATATGACGAATTTGGCGATAAGATAAGCCTGTTAAAAGAAAAGACAGACACATCCAGAACCGCTTTGCAACAATATGAAGATGCAACCCTAGATGTAAGAGATGCATTGCAGAAAACAGCAGTTGATGGCCTAACATCAATGGAAGATAGTTTGCTTGGCGTTGTTCAAGGCACTATGTCAGCAAAAGACGCTTTTAAGTCAATGGCGCAGTCTATCCTGGCAGACTTGGCGCGTATTGCAATCAGGAAAGCAATTACCGGAAAAATTGCTGGTTTCATTGGCGGATTTGGCGCGCCAACTGGAAAAGCAATCGGTGGGTCTGTTCAGCGCAATCAGCCTTATATCGTCGGTGAACGTGGGCCGGAAATGTTTGTGCCTAATCAAGCAGGCTCTATCGTGCCGAATGGTGAGGGCGGCGGTAATGGCGTTGTAGTTAATCAGACAATAAACCTATCGGCTGGCGTATCTCAGACCGTCAGAACAGAAGTTATGAACATGATGCCGCAAATCCAACAAGCCGCAGTCTCAGGCGTTCTTGATGCAAAGCGCAGGGGCGGTTCATTTAGCAGCGCATTCGGGGCTTAGATATGGCTATTACTTACCCTTTAGCATTACCAAGCGGCGGAGTTGCAAGAATTAACCTTGTAGCGCGCAACACAATCGGCGTTAGTTCTTCACCGTTTACCTATGCACAGCAAGTTTATAAGCATCAGGGGCAACGCTGGGAAGCAGACATCACATTGCCGCCGATGAAACGCGCAGATGCCGAAGTATGGATCAGCTTTTTTATGAAGCTCTATGGGCCTTATGGCACGTTTTTGCTTGGCGACCCTAATGGCGCAACAGCAAGAGGCACAGCATCATCAGCGGCGGGAACGCCGGTTATAAATGGCGTATCTCAGACAGGCAACGAGCTTAATATTGATGGATTGCCAACTTCTGAAACAGGATATTTAAAGGCAGGGGATTATGTTCAAATCGGCACAGAAACAGACGCACAGCTTTATAAAGTGCTTGATGATGTTGATACAAACTCGTCTGGGCAAGCAACTTTGCAGATATGGCCTGATTTGCGTTCAAGCCCTACTGATGGTGCCGCCGTTACTGTGGCTTCTGCAAAAGGTCACTTTCGGTTAAGCACATCGACAACTGACTGGCAAATCAACAGCGCAGGGTTTTACTCAATGACCTTTGGAGCGATTGAGGCACTATGACCAGAAGTCTAGGAACAAACTTTGCAAATTCTCTAGCGGCTGATGAAATTCAGCCTTTTTTTGCTGTTGAAATGGACTTCTCAGGCGGTGCTATTCGCTTGTGGGGTGGGTATGGTAATTTGACGATAGGCGGTGACACTTACACTGGCGGGGCTGACTTTCTAAAAATATCAGAAGTTGATGAAACATCTGAAATCAAAGCGGCTGGCATTAGTGTTCAGCTTTCCGGCATTCCAACATCTCTTATTGCAACCGCATTGATTGAGGCATATCAGGGGCGCGATATTACGCTTTATTTCGGCACGTTTAACAGTTCTGGCGTGGTGAATGACACGCCTTATGTGCTGTTTAAAGGGCGTATGGATGTGATGAGCGTCACAGAAAATGGAGACACTAGCTTTGTAACGGTATCGGGAGAAAGCCGTTTGATTGATTTGGAAATAGCTCGTGAACGCCGTTACACTTCTGAGGACCAAAAAATTGATTACCCTGCCGACAAGGGTTTAGAATTTGTTGCTGATTTACAGCAAAAGGAACTTATCTGGGGTGGTAAATAATGAGTTGGGTTTCCTCATTTATTGGCGGTGTTAAAGAAGCGGTAAAAGACCCTGTAACGGTGGTCACTACTGCGTTTTATATTGCAACTGGTCAATATGCAATGGCGGCTTTGACCATTACTGCCGCTGGTGCATCTAATGCTCTAGCCGCAAATGCCGCACAAGATTTGCCAAGCTATACTGATTTTGCATCAGAAGTTACCGGCAGAACGCAGATGATTAAACAGCCGACCCAGCCGCGCCGTTTTTTTTACGGCAAGACAAGGGTTTCTGGTCTTTTAGTTCACGCAGAAAGCACTAATAATGACAAGAAACTGCATTTGATTATTGCAGTTGCAACGCATGAAATTAATTCATTTCAACAGTTTTATATAAACGATGAGGCTGTAACGCTTGATGGTTCTGGAAATGTAACAGCGCCAAAAAGATATAAAAACAAAGTAAGAATAAAAAGCCATTTAGGAGCCGCTGGGCAATCCGCAGACAGTGACTTAGTTTCTGAAAGCGAAGCAAGCTGGACTAACAACCATAAACTGTCAGGCATTGCATATATATATGCAAGGCTAGATTATGATATTGACGCTTTCCCTAATGGTATTCCCACCATTTCAGCATTAATTGAGGGCAAAAAGGTCTATGACCCACGCACCAGCACAACAGCATTTTCTGCAAACCCTGCTTTGTGCATCCGTGATTATCTAACAGAAACAACATACGGTGTCGGCGCATCAGCATCAGAAATAAATGACACTGCATTCACCGCAGCCGCAAACGCTTGTGATGAGAATGTGACTTTAGCCGGTGGCGGCACAGAAAACCGCTATGAGTTTCACGGCACAATGCAAACCAGCAATGCACCAAAAAAGATTTTAGAAGAAATGGTGACTTCATGCGGCGGGTTTATTTCTTATGTTAATGGCAAGTTTTCGATAAAGGTTGCTGAATACGATGCGCCAATAATAACGCTGACAGAAGATAATATTATTGACCAGATTAGTATGCAGACCCGCCGTAGCAAGCGAGATAATTTTAATGCGGTCAAAGGTGTTTTTGCGCCATCCTCAACAAATTATATTGCCGCAGATTATCCTGCAATAACATCATCAACATTTGAAACAGAAGACGGCAGTGCACGCCGCTTTTTAAATTATAATCTGCCCTACACAACATCATCATCAATGGCGCAACGGTTGGCAAAAATTGCTCTTTTTCGCAACCGGCAACAGGTCACATTGCAACTTGTCTGCGATATGACTGCTTTTAATTTAAGTGTTGGTGATAATGTTAGTGTTACTATTTCCAGATTTGGTTTTAGCCAAAAGGTGTTTCAAGTTATTGAATGGAATTTAACCGTTAAGTCAGACGAAAACGGCGGCCCTATTCAAGCAATCAATCTGTTTTTGCGCGAAAACAATAGCACTGTCTATGATTGGGATGCGGAAGAAGTTGACTTTTTACAAGACAACACAATATTACCCAATCCTTTTGACCTTGGTGAAGTTGGTATTGTTGTTTCTGACGAATTGCAAACCTTTAATCAGAAAGCCGTTTCTGTGTTGCTTGTAGATGTTTCATCTGGCTCTACTTATGCAAATCAGTTTGAAGTGCAAGCAAAGAAATCAACAGACAGCACATATATATCGCTGGGCGTTTCATCATCGACACGTTTTGAACTTGTAGATGTTGAGGACGGCATTACTTATGATGTCAGGGCGAGGGTTATAAGCTCACTTGGTAACGCGTCTGAATATTCAACAGCGCAGCATGAGATTGTTGGTAAGACAGCACCGCCGGAAACAGTTACAGATTTCAGCGTTAATATTGTCGGCAATCAGGCGCAATTAAGCTGGTCGCCTGTCGGTGATTTAGATTTATCACATTACCGCATTAGGCATTCTATTCTTACTACTGGCGCAACTTACGCAAACGCAACAGACCTTATTGCTAAAGTATCAAGACCGGCAAACACAGCGATTGCACCGGCTGTCACAGGCACTTATTTTATTAAAGCGGTCGATAAATTAGGACTAGAAAGCGCAACTGCAACATCAACTATTGCAATCATTGATGCGGTTGGTGAGTTTAATTCTGTTGTTACATCTAACCAGCACACAGCATTTGCGGGAGCAAAATCAGGCACTGCAACTGTTGGCAACACGCTTTTGCTAGACACCAGCATAAACTTTGACAGCGCAACAGGCAATTTTGATGACGGAAAAGGTTTGTTTGATGGCGGGTCAGGCAATGTAAACGCATCAGGCACTTATGATTTTGATAGTGTTATAGATGTAGGCTCAGTTGTCACTAGCCGCGTCACTTCAAGCGTCACAGTTACAAGAACGGATTATGTTGGCTTGTTTGATGATGCGACCGGAAACTTTGATGCGCGTTTAGGTGATTTTGATGGCGACCCGCAAGCGTTCGGCGATACTAATGTTGAATTGCAAATAGCAACAACAGAAGACGATCCAACAGGTTCACCAACCTTTACAGCATTTAGAAAATTTGTTGTGGGCAATTATAAAGCAAGAGCGTTTAAATTCCGCGCAATTCTTACTTCGGAAGATACAGAGGCAACGCCGGTTGTTTCAGCGCTGTCGGTAACTGTTGATATGCCTGATAGACTTATTTCCGAAGCTGATGTTGTGTCCGGCGCGGGTGCTAAAGTTATTTCATTCCCCACGCCGTTAAAGGTGTTGCAAGGCGTTGGCGTTGCGGCTCAAAATTTACAGAGTGGGGACTATTATGCTATAACAAGTAAGACAGCATCAGGGTTCACCATTACGTTTTATAATAGCAGTGACGCGGCTGTTGATAGAACGTTTGATTATGTTGCGAAGGGTTATTAAAAATGTCACAAAATGATTTTACTATTGCCAATCAGGGTTTCCCTGCATTTCGCGCTGACTTAAACGGCGCACTGCAAGCCTTGGCAACCGTTAGCGCAGGGGATGCCGCGCCGACAACAACATTTGCTTACATGCTATGGTATGATAGCACTAATGACATTCTTAAAATGCGAAACGCTGATGATGATGCGTGGATCACATTATTCACATTTAATCAGGCAACAGACAGCGTTGCGGTTTCTGGCGAAGAGCTTGTTGACGATACAACTCCGCAGCTTGGCGGAAATCTGGACTTGAACAGCAATAACATCACCGGCACTGGTGACATAACCATCACTGGCATTGTCACAGCGAATACAGACACCGACACAACAAATACCGGCAATGTGACGCTAGACTTTTCGGCTAATCAGAATTTTGTGCTGACACTTACCGGCGCAGTCACACTTGATAACCCAACAACTGAAAGCGTCGGTCAGTCTGGCTTTATTGTGTTTATTCAAGATGCAACCGGCGGCAGAACGGTATCCCTTGGCACTGACTATGAAACTGTGGGCGGGGCTGGTCTGACATTATCCAGCGCAGCATCAACAACTGATATTGTGCCTTATGTTGTAGCGGCATCAGGCCGTATTTTGCTTGGCGCACCTCAACTGGCTTTTGCATAGGGGAAAATATGTCTGGTCCTTTTGGTTCTTCTCAATGGATGTATTCATCAGCCGCTGGCTTCTATCCGCACACTATAGACCAGTCTCTGCGCTTCGACGATGCTGATAGTGCTAGACTATCTAATACTATGGGTACGCCTACCGATACACAAAAAGCAACTATTTCGGTTTGGGTAAAACGTGGTGGTCTTACTGGTGTTAATCAAGCAATAGTTGAAGGTTATGACGGTTCATCTGGCACTGCGAGTTCAATATACTTTGATACATCAAATCGATTACACGTTGCTTTTGGGGGCGGTGGCGGTGCTTTAACGACAAATGCTGTTTTTAGAGATGTGTCGGCTTGGTATCACATCC